ATATTTGATTTAAATATAGTTAATGTTTGAGTATTTATCAATATATGCAAAAATTAGTCCCAATTACAAGATTAGGTAAGTTCTTCGGAGCTGAGGATTATTCGCTCGACATCGGTATGGGTGAGGAGTGGTTATTAGGTGATATGAACTTCACCATAGTATTGTATCGTATTGATAGGTATAAAACCAAAACTGATGATGTTTATGGTGAAGTAACTGAAGATGGTATCCAATTCCTGGCACCTATTGAATTACAAGGTTTAGTTCAAGTTATGGCACCTGTACATAAATTATTAGGTAATTCTAAAGTGGAACAACAAGAACCTGGTAATATGAAGTTCTCTATTTATCAAAAGACTCTTGATGATATGGGGGTTGAGATATTCCAAGGTGACTATATTGGATATTACGAAACAGAAGACAGAGTAAGATATTATGTGGTGTCTGATGACGGATATGTCAAGTCAGATAATAAACACACTTATGGTGGATACAAACCTTTCTATAGAAGTGTTATTGCAACATACGTAAGTGAAAACGAATTTAGAGGAATATAATGAAAGTAATCATAACAGGGTCTCAGTTTGATTCTATCTTTATTGGTAAGAAAGTTATGGTATACTATAATTTACATAAACACACTTTCTCGGTTACATATGATAGTAAAGTAATATTACACGCTGACTATGTTAAATTAGGGGATGTTGAGTTTAGGGTTAGACAAGGTGGTAACGAAAGGGTTCGACAACAAAAGAGTAAGAACGTACATGCCTTTGTTATTGGAAGATTATTAGACTATTGTGAATACCCTTGTGACGATATACCATCACCATCATCCGATAAGATTGTAACCTATAATCCTTACAAACACAATTCGTTTATATATAAAGATAGTGAAGAACCTGTATATAACGCCAAAGAGGTTGATATGATAAATTCACAAAATAAACTATTTGTAGTTAAAGAATAATGCCATTACCAAGAAACGTAGTTAAACCAACATTACCATTAGTACCTAAGAAGACATTGTCTGCTCGTAGGGAACAGTTGTTGGAATATATTAATGAAGACGGAACTTATTTACCTAAGTCGGTATTACATGCTGATTTGGATAGGGGGATGTTAGATTTTGTTAAAGGAGACTTAGAAGTTATAACCGCAGGTAAAGTTGTACCTATGGTTGATATTATTATTACAACTCAAAACTGGACTCAGTACGTAGAAACTGCGTTATTTGTTGATTTAGATTATAACCCTTCTCCACCATTCATTACTGTGGTTAGAAATCCTGAAGTAAAGTTTGGAACTAATCCTTCATTACAATATACAATCCCAAATAGAAAACAATTTTATTATGCATCGGTTCCAACATGGAACGGTAATGAGCAAGGTATGGATATCTACACGATACCTCAACCTGTTCCTGTAGATATTAATTACAGTGTTAAAATTATTTGTAATAGAATGAGAGAGCTTAACCAATTGAATAAAGTGGTTATGCAGAAATTTTCATCGAGACAAGCCTATACGTTTATTAAAGGTCAATATGTTCCAATTATCATGAACAATGTTTCTGATGAATCTCAAATGAGTTTGGAATCAAGAAAGTATTATGTTCAAAGTTATGACTTCACAATGTTAGGTTATTTAATCGACGAGGAAGAGTTTGAAGTTAAACCTGCAATTGCTCGAGTTGCTCAGGTTATGGAACTTGATACTTCTACATTTAAAAAGAGAAGAAACAAATCTCCTGAAAATCCTGACGAATTTCTTTCTAATTTTTTATACGTTGTTGGTAACAATGTTTTAAATGATGTGGTGGCTTATACCGCAAACTTAACTTGGCTTAGTTCAGATAATGTTGAATCATACGATGTCTACATCAATGGTGACTATTATGGTACTGATGTACAAAAAATTCAAATTACCACAAATGATGAATTAAGAATCGAAGTTATTAAAACTGACGATACTCAAGAGTCGTACATCAAGTTTGATAACATCTTAGTTTAATTCTCTCCGTAGATATCTTTCTTTTCTTTACACCTCTCTATTATCAAATTTTCTAAAAATTTGTAAATCTTCATTCCACGTTTCTCACAGTACTTTTTTAATATCTCGTGTACTTCAGGGTCAATTTTGATGTTCTTAATTTCTTTAGTTGCTTTCATAGGTAGAAAAAAGGTAGAATTTATTCATACCGTTTACAAATACATATTCAAAAGTCAAGTTTTTTGTATTAGTAACGAATATTTATCAATAAAATAAATCTGCAATAGAATTAATTAAATAATGGCAACAGCACAAGCAAATCAAAAAGTTTTTGTATCACCTGGAGTATATACATCTGAAACGGACCTTTCGTTCGTAGCACAGAGTGTCGGTGTTACAACCTTAGGGTTGGTCGGGGAAACAATTAAAGGCCCTGCATTCGAACCTGTTTTTATAACTAACTACGACGAGTTCCAAGCATATTTTGGTGGAACGGAACCAGTAAAATTTGTAAACACACAAATTCCAAAATATGAGGCGGCGTACATCGCCAAGTCATACTTACAACAATCTAACCAATTGTTTGTTACGAGAGTATTAGGTTTGTCAGGATATGACGCGGGTCCGTCTTGGAGTATTAGAGTTACTGCCAACGTTGACCCATTAACTATTGGTATCGTAGCTCCAACGGGAGGTACAGTATTCAACGCAACATTCACAGGGGCTACAGGTTCTACTACAATTGAGTTTGTGGGAGGGTCATTACCTAATGATATTCAAGTTAACTTAAATAACCAATACAGATTATCTGATGGTAGTACATCAACTTATAACGATGATTTCAATAGTAATTTAAGTAATATTATTGACACCCCATCTTTATCTGCAACAACAGTCGCGTTTTATGGTTCAATACCATCACCTGATTATTGGAGTTTGGTTAGTCAATATTCAAACCAACTTAATGTTTTTGGTTCTGAATCTAACAATTTAGATACTAACGATTTAAGTTCAGACGCTAACGACCCTTGGTACTACGCAACATTTAGTAATGACGCAAATCTAAACAACAATTATACAGGATATTCATTCTACTATAATGTGTCATCATTAACCGATAACGGTAATGGAGAATTTATAGGTCAAATTACAGGTGAAGTTTTTAGTTTCACAGGAACAGCTTATACTGAGTACAATAACATGGTTATTGCAACTTTACGTTCAAGAGGTATCTCGTTGTATTCAAATGATGCAAACCTTGGTCAACATGGACCTGTTTATGAAGTTAGTGGACTTACTGATGTAACATTAGTTGCATCGGGAGAATACTCAGGTATAACTGATTCACCATTTGAAGGATTCTTATTATCAGGTATTACTAAAGACGGTGATAATTTCTCATTTGAAACATCATTATCTGCAGCATCACCTAAATACATAACTAAAGTATTAGGAACTGATAACTTTGGAAAATCAAGAAACGAAGTTCCTTTGTTTGTTGAAGAGATTTATCCGAGTTCATTATCTTACGCTTACAACCAAGGATATATCAAAGGTATCAATCCTGAGTTAATTGCGTTAGAGGATGCTAGAAGTGAAAACTCACAATCAATCGCATACAAAGTTGAAAAATATCAATCACCTGAAACTCCTTTCTTAGTATCTGAGTTAAGAGGTAATAAAGTTTACAGATTATTTAAATTCATTTCAATCTCTGATGGAGATTCTGCGAATGTTGAGGTTAAGATTTCTATTGCTAACTTATCATTCAATAATATGACTTTTGATGTGTTAGTAAGAAACTTCTTTGATACGGATGCAAACCCTGTTGTTATTGAAAAATTCACTAACTGTAATATGGACCCAGGTTCTAACAACTTTGTGGCTAAGAAAATTGGTTCATCAAACGGTGAATACGCTTTAATATCTAAATATATAATGATTGAATTAGCTGATGAAGCTCCAATTGATGCAATTCCTTGTGGATTCTACGGATACACACAAAGAGAATATGAATCAACTGCGAACATTTCACCAGTACCACAATTCAAAACAAAATATTATTTCCCAGGTGAGGTTATTTATAACCCTCCATTTGGAACAACCGCTAACGCAACTGAATCTGCGGGAGATATTGTTAGAAGAAGTTATTTAGGATTCTCAAGTCAATTTGGTATTGATGAATCATTCTTAACTTTTAAAGGTAGACAAAACCCTGTAAATTGGGTTAACTCAGCATTACCTATTGAAGGTCAAGCTTGGAACTATTTAAGTAGAGGTTTCCACATGGACTCAGGAGCTACTGTAGTAACAATCTCTAACTCATACTTATCAAGTGGTCAAACAGCTTTCGAGTGTGGTGTTGCGGATTTCAGATTCGACCCTGAAACTCAAGAGAACCCTTACTACTTCATCTACTCAAGAAAATATACATTATGTTTTGCAGGTGGATTTGACGGATGGGATGTTTATAGAGAATTCAGAACCAACCAAGATAGATTCCAATTAGGTTCATCAGGTTATTTAGCGGGAGCATCAGCTTCTACAAGATATCCAACAGCGACAGGTCAAGGTTTATTCAAGAGAATTGTTGTAGCTAACAATACTCAAGATTTTGCTAACACCGATTACTACGCTTACTTACTTGGTATATTAACATTCGGTAATCCTGAAGCAACAAACATTAACGTGTTCGCAACTTCATCAATTGATTATGTTAACAACTCAAACCTTGTTGAAGAAGCTATCGATATGGTACAATATTCAAGAGCTGACTCTGTGTATATCGCAACAACTCCTGACTACTTAATGTACACTCCAGATGGAACTAACTCTTTAGATATCATCTACCCACAAGAGGCGGTTGATAACTTAGATAATACAGGAATTGACTCTAACTACACTGCAACTTACTACCCATGGATTTTAGTAAGAGATACTGTGAACAACACACAAATCTACTTACCTCCAACAGGTGAAGTTGTAAGAAACTTAGCGTTGACAGATAACATTGCGTTCCCATGGTTCGCATCGGCGGGTTACACAAGAGGTCTTGTAAACTCTATCAAAGCGAGAACTAAATTGACTCAAGAAGATAGAGACACACTTTACCAAGGTAGAATTAACCCTATTGCAACTTTCTCTGATGTAGGTACTGTAATTTGGGGTAACAAAACGTTACAAGTTGCTGACTCAGCACTTAACAGATTGAATGTAAGAAGATTATTACTTCAAGCTCGTAAGTTGATTTCAGCTGTAGCGGTAAGATTATTGTTTGAACAAAACGACCAAATCGTTAGACAACAATTCTTAGACAGTGTTAACCCAATCTTAGATTCAATCAGAAGAGACAGAGGTTTATACGATTTCCGTGTAACAGTTTCTTCAACACCTGAAGACTTAGACAGAAACACATTAGTAGGAAAAATCTACTTAAAACCAACGAAAGCATTAGAATTCATCGACATTGAATTCTTCATTACTCCAACAGGAGCTTCGTTCGAGAATATTTAATAATAACGGGGGGACTAAATCCCCCCTTTAGCCAAATGAGAAATAAATTAACAGAAGGATTTAAAGGTGAAGGTTCACCAGATATGAAATATTATGCATTCGATTGGGATGATAATATTGTTCATATGCCGACAAAAATCATGGTTAAAAGTGAGGATGGTGACGAAGTAGGTATGTCAACAGATGACTTCGCAGAACACAGACATCATTTAGGTAAAGAACCTTTTGAATATAAAGGTGAGACAATTGTAGGGTTTGCTGAGGACCCATTTAGAAATTTCAGAACTGAGGGTGATAAAGATTTCTTAATCGATGCGATGAGGGCAAAAGAAGGTCCTGCGTTTGATGATTTTAGAGAAGCTATCAATAACGGTTCGGTGTTTTCCATAATCACAGCGAGGGGTCACAATCCAAATACATTAAAACAAGCGGTTTATAATTATATTATAAATGATTATAATGGGATAAGCAAAGATGAACTTATTAAAAACCTTAAAAAATATAGGACGTTTGTAGGTGAAGATGAGATGAGTGACGAAGAATTAATTAAAACTTATTTAGAACTCAACAAGTACCATCCAGTTTCTTTCGGAGATGAGGGTGGGGCGGTTAACCCTGAAGAGGCGAAGGTCCAAGCAATGGAAGATTTTGTATCTTATATTAAAGGATTAGCTGCGGTTTTAAATAAAAGAGCGTATTTAAAGAATGATGTTAATAATAACTTTATTCCTAGTGAGCCATCTATAGGCTTTTCAGATGATGACCCTAAGAACATAGAAGTAATGAAAAAACATTTTAAAGATAAACCAGATAATATAGTAAGAACATATTCTACTGCTGGAGGACTTAAAAAGGAAGTCTAGTTAAAGAATACCGTTTTTAATTTTTTAAGTAAATAGAAAAATTTTTCAAACGGATATATTTATCGTTATAAACATAGAAACAAAATTTAAATAATATGGCTGATTTACTGATGAAAATGCCGATTCCTTATGAACCGAAACGTCAAAACCGATTCATTTTAAGGTTTCCATCAAGTTTAGGTATTAATGAATGGTTCGTAGAAAGTACTTCGAGACCACACATTACAATTGCTGCGACTGAAATTCCATTCTTGAACACTTCGACTTACGTTGCAGGTAGATTCAACTGGCAAACAATTAACGTTGTCTTTAGAGACCCAATTGGACCGTCTGCCGCACAAGCTCTTATGGAGTGGGTTCGTTTACACGCCGAGTCAGTGACAGGTCGTATGGGATATGCTGCAGGGTACAAAAAAGATATTGACCTTGAGATGTTAGACCCAACAGGTGTTGTTGTTGAGAAATGGATTATGTATGGTACATTCTTAACAGATGTTAACTTTAATGCGTTGGCTTACAACACAGATGGTTTAGCGACAATTGCAGCAACTCTGAGAATGGACAGATGTGTGTTAGTTTACTAATACTATTTATAAAAAATTTAGAACAATTATATTTAACCGTAAAGCACATAAACTTTACGGTTAATTTTTTATATGGATAATCAATCAAGAGAATACGGTCAAGCAAACTTTTCGCTTCCCCATGACGTGGTACCATTACCATCTCAAGGTACATTCTACAAAAACAAAAAGAAATCAATTAAAGTCGGGTATCTGACTGCAACTGATGAGAACTTATTAATGGCGGGTGGTGACGATATGACACCAAATCTTTTAAGAACAAAGATTTACGAACCAGACTTACGTGTTGAGGACATGTTGGAAGGTGATGTTGAGGCGGTCTTAATTTTCTTAAGGAATACTGCGTTTGGACCTGAAATGGAACTTACATTGACGGACCCTTCAACAAGAAAACCTTTCAAAACGACAGTACTACTTGACCAATTAACTATTCTACAAGGTCAACAACCTAACGAAGACGGAACATTTACAACGACGTTACCAAAATCTCAAACAACTGTTAAGTTAAAACCAATGACTTACGGTGAAATCTTAGAAAATCAAAGAGCTGCGGATTTATATCCTGCGGGAAGAGTAGTTCCTAAAGTTACTTTAAGATTACAAAAAGAAATTATTGAGGCAAACGGGTCTACCGATAAAGGCGAAATCGCCAAATTTATAGAATCAATGCCAATTGCGGATTCAAAATTCATAAGAAAATTTATGGAAGATAATGAACCAAGGTTGGATATGAAACGAATTGTTATGACCCCATCAGGAGAAAGACTTACAGTTAATGTAGGTTTCGGGGTCGACTTTTTTCGTCCTTTCTTCTGATTATAGAAAAAGTCAGTTAGACGAGTTCTACTACTTAAACACATTATTAAAGATAAGTTATCAAGATTTTTTAATAATGCCGTTGTTCACAAGAAAGTATCTTTTAGATAAATGGATTGAAGATAATAAAAAGGACTGAAAACTCAGTCCTTTTGTATTTATATAGTAACTAACTATACAAAAATATGGCAGAAACAAACGATAAGACCGCAGGTCAAATGGGTGAAGAGTTGAAAAACGCGGTAAAATTACCTAACGTACAAGAATTTGCTGATGCGTACGAACGAATAAGTTCTAGTGCTCGAATGGTTAATAATACTTTTGGCCAAAGTAGAGAAAGAATTGTTGAACTACAAACTGCGATTGCTGATACAACACCTGGCATCCTTCGAATGGGTGGTAGTTTTGGGGATGTTAGTAAATCAATGCAAGAGATTGCAGAAGCGTCAAAAAGAAACGTTGTAGCAAGCTCTGAAGATATTGAAAAACTCTACGCATCATCCAAGGTATTAGATATGAGTGTTCGTGAAATTTCCGACGCCTTCCTAAATGTTGGTGTTGGTATCGAACAAGTGGGTACACAGTTAGAAGAGTCTGTTAACTATGTTAGAAGTATTGGTGGAAACACCAAACAAGTAATGGATAGTGTTAGAAGTAACATGGACCAAATGAATCGTTACCAATTTGAAGGTGGTGTTCAAGGTCTAACTAAGATGGCAGCTCAAGCATCTATGTTAAGGTTTGACATGTCTAACACATTTGCTTTAGCTGAAAAAGTTTTAGACCCTGAAGGAGCGGTTAATATGGCATCCGCATTCCAAAGACTTGGTGTTTCTGCAGGAGCCTTAGCCGACCCATTCGCTTTGATGAATGCATCAATAAATGACCCATCAGGACTACAAGATGGTTTAGCGAACATATCAAAACAATTTACATATTTTGACGAAAAAACTAAAACATTTAAGATAAATCCTCAAGGTGTATTAACACTTAGGGAGATGGAAAAAGAGGCAGGGCTTGCTTCAGGTTCGTTATCTAAAATGGGATTAGCCGCAGCAGAATTAGATATGAGAATTTCTGATATCAATAAAGCTGGTCTTACAATTGCAAGTGAAGAGGACAAACAATATTTGGCAAATATTGCAACAATGCAAGATGGTAAGTACAAAGTTACTTTGGAAGATGGAACTAAAAAAGAATTAGCTGAGTTAACCCAACCTGAGTTTGATAAATTAATTGAACAACAAAAAAATGCACCTAAAACTATGGAAGATATTGCGAAATCTCAATTATCTTATAGTGAATCAAGTGCAGGAGACCTTAAAGCTATAAGGTCCGCTATTGTTGGCGGAGCTGTAACACAAAGAGATTTACTAAAAGGTGGAGAGGCCGCTAGAAATTTATCAACAAACTTTACAGGGGCAGCCTCAGAAAACTTTAGTAACCCACAAAAAGTTAGAGATACTATAACCGAATCTTTTGGGGACATTAAACAGTTGTTTAAAGATATTAATAATAAAGACATTAAAACCACTGACGCAGCCTCAATGTATCTAGAAAAATTAGGTCAACAAGGTCTTAAAATTGAAGAAGGGTTTAAACAAGGTATGATAAAAACTTTAGAAGAAACTCGTAAAAAAACGACTGGTACAACGGGAGTTGACGAGGTTGCTAAAGAATTTTTGGATAAGATGTTAGGTGGTGTAAAATCTGAACAAATTAAAGGTGTTAAAGACGGTAACAAACCAATATCGTCACTAATTGAAGGTACCAAAGCCTCCGAAGTCCAACAGAGTGTTGCAAACAACAATCCATTTGCTGGCGGGGGAGGAACTTCAAAGGTTAATGTTGATGGTGGATTTAAAATTGATATTAATTTCACAGGAGGTGCTTCAGAATTAACAGCCGCACAAAAAGAACAAGTGACTAAAATGTTAATCGAAAAAATGAATAGTGCTGAAATGCAACAATACATGGTTAGTGTTACAGGTAAAGATAACCCAACAAAAGCTCCTTCAGGAAAAACTGTAAGTAGATAAACAAAAAATAGTCCTTAACCTATTTATTAATTAAAGATATTAATGGGGAGTCCTTTAGATTTTATTAGCTCGGATGGTTTCAGAAAGAAACTTATAACAAGGAACTTAACGCCTTATGCTAAGTCCCCTAACCGACCTACGCTTCCTATTGATACAGAATACATTCAATCAGACACATCAGTACAAGATAGTCCTGACCAATTAATTGATACTCCAACATTTGCGAATCAACTATACCCTTTAAACCAATATGGTAATGAAGGTGGTTACGAGCAAGTTCCTGACCCAGGCGCGTTGTTAAATACCAAATCAAACGAAGGTGAGTATGGATTTCAAGACGCAAATATTGTAGACCAAGCCTTACCTGAATCTCAAAGATGGAAACCTCTTAACGTATTTTCTAACGGTAATCAACTACCATTAGACAGTGCTCCATTTTTTGATTCTTTAAATAGACCACAGACAACCAATACATCAAACAACCAACCGTACCCAACAACGTTTGTACCGTCAACATATTCTCCACTATCAATATTACTTTCAAGTGACCCAGGAGGAAGTAATGGTTTATTGAGTCAAGATTCATTTATCGTTAAATTAGGTGCGGAAACACTTAGAAGAGAGTTTGAAGCAAGAATTGCCGCTCAGATTAGACAAGATACTATTGACAGAGCTAACATTTTAAACATTAATAGTGGGACTGACATAGTTAACATTTTGTCAGGCGTAGTTCCATTAATTGAGCCAAACTATACAATTACTGTCACAGCAAACCCAATACTTGCTGCCGCCAACTTTGCATTAAGATTAGGTGGAAGTATCTTACCTGTATCTCCAATACCTGGTTCATACTTTGACCCAAATGTTAATCCAGGTCCACAGACCACAATACAACAACTGTCTAGTGCATTTATACGTAGTGGGGTTGGTAAATTCTTTAATAGACTTATGGGTGGTGGAGACACTGGTTCTCAAATCATGTTTAATAACATGGGTGCAGGACAAAGGTCAAGACTGTTCAAAAACATTGACTACAATAGATACAAACCAAACTTCCCAAGAACGTTTATCGATAGAGCCGCTGGTGTATTAACAGGTACTCAATCTGATGACAGTAATTTCTATATAGGTAATATTACATCTAATCCTTCACAAGTTTTTTCACCAACTGGTGAGGTACCTGTAAATGCTTATGGTGTTGAACAACAGTCACCTGTTTATGGTCCATCAGAGTTAGCCCAACTTTATGAAGGACCAAGTAAAGATATTAGATTAGGTGCAAACGGACCTACATATTCTAATGGTGGTGGTATTGAAGGTGGATTCACATGGGTATCGCCAAAATACAAAGGTAATGCTGGTAAGAAAGTTGGACTTGGTGGAGAAGTTACAAACCAAGACGAAGACTTTAAACCTTCATCATACAATACGACTGAGTCAACTGAAAGAACTTTTAAACAAGGTTCAATCTTAGACCAAACACAAAGAATTATTGATAGCCAACCTCAGGGGGGTAAAAGATTACAACACGTTGGTAATGCAATTGACCAAGTGAGTAAAGTATTCCATGATGGATATAAAGAAATGACTAAGGGTTCAAGAGTTTATAGATACGAAGGAGCCATTGGACAAGAAGTTGGTACTGAATATTGTAGAGTATTTGCTAAAGACGTACCTTACTTACAATACAACGACCTTCAAAAGGTTGATGGTGTAACGGTTAATGGTCGAAGATTTGCGGATTCAGTATTTGATAACACATATAATCTTAATATCGCACCTAACAAAATGGAAGGTGGACAATCTTCAACTAACCTAATCAACGGTGGTCCAGGGGGACAAGGATATGCCAAAAAGTATATGTTCTCATTAGAGAACTTAGCATGGAGAACATCAAGTACTCCAGGGTTCTCTGTATCGGATTTAGCGGTGTGTGAGAGAGGTCCAAATGGTGGTAGAGTAATGTGGTTCGCTCCTTACGGATTGACCTTCAGTGAGAGTGTATCGACCTCGTGGAACCAATCAGACTTCTTGGGTAGACCCGAACCAATCTATACGTATAAAAATACCTCAAGAACAGGTTCATTATCGTGGAAAATCGTAGTTGACCATCCATCGGTATTAAATGTTATTGTTGATAAGGTATTGGGTAACGAAACAAATAGAGTTAGAATTGATAGTATTATTGATTCGTTCTTTGCGGGTTGTAGAAAATACGACTTGTATGAACTTGCTAAGAAATATTATACAATAAAGCCAGGTGAGTTGTCTTACTTACAAGAAGTGATTTCTTCTAAAGATATGACTAAGGAAGAGTTAATTTTTGCTAAACAAACAATTCAGACAGGTAAGGATGCTCCAACAGCGGGGGCAACTACTACCTCACAATCAACTTTAAATTCTGAAGATTTCTTTAAAAAGTATGTTCAGATAGGTGGTTATTTTGGTAACGACTTTCCAAAACCTAAGACATCACCAAACTATACTGAGGAGTATACAAGATATACATCACCAGGAAACAAAAAAATATATACCGATAAATCAAACGGAGCTCAATTAGGAACGTTTTTTAATGCGGTAGTAACACCAAATTATAATACTTTAAAAGAATTGACTGTTGAGTTAGATAAACAATTAACTCAGTATCCGACAGGTAACATCACAATGGTGATTGATTCAAGTTGTTCCGCACCTGCAACAAAGGCGTATAACGTTGAGTTATCTAAAAGGAGAATCGAATCCGTGATTAAGTTTTTTAATGAAACAGAAACACTTAAAAAATATATTACGGCTCAAAGATTAATTCTTAAACCAGGAACTGCTGCGGGTGAAAACGCTCAAGTACAACAATTTGATAGTGAGAAGGGTACATATATTGGTGGACAAACAGTTAGTTGTACGGATAATGACCCAAGTGCGTCTGGAGGAGACACAAAGGCCGACTCTAAAGAAATTTTCACAACTACAGCCATGGCTTGTAGAAGAGCTTATATTGCCTCAATTACAGGAACACTAACCGCTCCTATACCTACTCCACCACCCGAAACTCAAGAAGTTTTAGTTGGTAACGTGGTAACAAGTACTGTAAAAGTACCTGTTGTAGAACAAGTTAGAAAAGAAAGAAATAACGTAACTAAAAGAGTGTTAAGGTCTTTATTGTCGGAATGTGACTACTTTGAAACAATCAAAGCGGAAACTCCTATGGTTTATGACAACTTAAAAGATAAGTTGAAATTTTTCCAACCAGCGTTCCACTCAACAACACCTGAAGGATTGAACTCTCGTCTTACATTCTTACAACAATGTATGAGACCTGGTGATACAATACCTACAGTAAAACAAAACACACCACAAAGTAAACCAACATTGGAATACAACAATGCGATTAACACCGCGTTTGGTGCACCTCCTGTGTTAGTGTTAAGAATTGGGGATTTTTATAATACAAAAATCATCCCAACCTCATTATCTCTTCAATACGAACAATTAGATATCAACCCTGAAGGTATTGGTATCCAACCTATGATTGCTAACGTAACGATGGCATTCAACTTTGTTGGAGGTAGTGGGTTAAAAGAATCCGTTGATAAGTTACAAAATGCGTTAACATTCAATTATTATGCAAATACTGAAATGTACGATGACAGGTCGGATGTTACCGCTCAAGAAGATTTCTTAAAAATCCTTGATAGTGAATTCTTAAAACAAGATTCGTTACTTAGTCCACCTACTTTAAATCAGGCAACACCAAACGCAGGTCAGAATAATAATTCAACTGTAGGTACTATTATAACTAATGTTATTAATGACCAAGGAGAAACTGGTACATTAAATTATTCGGATTTCATGGTTCAAGTGGTTAATGATACACAAACATATTTTACAACAGTTGTTAATAAAACTAAAGAAACTGTTAATCAATATAATAATGCGGTTCGTCAACAATGGATGTTAGAACGTTCATATACTCAAGGTAATTTATCTGTTGCAGACCCTGCGGTTGTTTTGTTTGGTAAACCAAGTAGTATTGAAAAACGTTTTGATGAGATATTCTCTGATTTTGAAAAAAATATTAATAATGGTAGTGACCCATTCATAGAGTTTATTAGTTTAAAAAATAAAGATTTTTCTCCAAAATTGATTCGTACTGTTAAAGAGAACTATTTTAATTTTGTTAAGAACAAAAGAAGTTCGTTTCAAAATGCCATATCAAAAATCACCCAAGAGTTAACAACCGCGGAACAAGGTTACTTACAAACATTAGGTAAAGTAAATCTAATCACATTCGAAGGTGAGACAGATAAAGGTACTGATGGATACCAAGGTAAGACAGGAAACGTTAGGGTGTATGTGACAACTGGTACGGATAAAGTATCAACAAATTCAAAAGCTGCGAACACGTTCTTAGAATTACAAGATGATATTAAAAAAATTCAAACAAATATTGGTGAATTTAATACCGTTATATGGAGTGATAGTAGTTTTACATATGGTAAAGGTAACTATACAGGTAAATTAGTTTTTGAAACTGCAACAAATGGTATCTCTAAAGCAGTTACTGTTGAGAATGTATTCTTACCTTTTAGTACAAACACATTGATTGTAGACAACAAAGCATTTAAGAGACAATATATGATAGTATCTGACGATGTTTTAGATGAAAAGAAATATCAAACATTTAAAGATGCGTTAATAAGTAATGTTCAAGGTAACAAATCTTTAATTGGTGACGGAGCTGATAATATTGAAGCTGTGTTTGACGCTTATTGGATAACCCAAGCCAAACCAGTATTTGCAGAAGAAAACAATATAACTAAGGCCTTTATTGACAATTTAGAAAAAACTAAATTAAAAGACTTTTTAAAGTATACACCTTTTGATAAGAAGGAAAGAGTGCTTGATTATACGATTGAAAATGGTGCAAGTAATGATAAGAAGAAAGCACAAGAAAAAATGATTAAAGGTTTGGGAGCAACAACTAACTCAAACACAAATAATAACACTTGGAATAACGAAAACGGAGCAACAGGTGCATATACATCAAAAGCAAAATTAAATTAATGGCATTTCAATATTGGAACCGATATAGTGATTTTTTAATAAACGGAGAACAGACCGTTGTTCCTTACGTGCCCATTCCTCAAAAACCAACTGACAAGGCTTACATATATAAAGTGGCTCAGAGTAGGTTAGATAAGGTATCACAAGAGTATTATAATTCACCTTACTTTAATTGGTTAATACTTCAGGCGAATCCTCAGTTCGGTGGTCTTGAAAACAATATATATGACGGTGCTATATTGATTATTCCTTTCCCATTACTACCATCTCTACAGGATTATAAAGCGGCGTTAGAAAATCATTTTTATTATTATGGTAGGTAATTTAGGACCAGACAACAGTGGGAGAGTTTATGTAGAGTTTGATTACAATAATCTTATTGTGGTTGACCCTAACAAAACCATTGACGCGTTAGGAAATATTAGAGAAAGATTGGTTGACCATGAAAATTTGGTTATGTATGCTAATCTTGAGGCGGAAGTATTACCAAGAACAAAATTAGCGGTTGGTATTAGTCCTGAGGATAGTGGGTTAAGAACCATTTCAGTTGCTAAAATGAATTTCCTAAAACCAAGTAAAAACAATTTCTTAGGAACAGGTTATTATGATGAGTTAACGGGACAAAACACTACAAAGTTTGATGGTACTAATCAGCCAGCAGAACTTGGTCAACAAACAGCCGCGGGTTCAAAACCATATATTTTAAACACGGTAGCCAATGAATTAAATGTTATGGACAATGGGTTATTAGGTATAACTCAAATTAACATAACAACCAATTCTTCGTTTATCCCATCTGTTGAAATGCAGTTGGAAGATGTACAAGGTAAAGCTTTATTCCAATTAGGTAATAACTCACCGTACTCCGCATTCTTCAATTTACCATACCCACCATTCTATCTTACACTTAAAGGATTTTACGGACAGGCGGTTAGATACCAATTAAATTTGGAAAAATTCCACGCGACATTCAACTCGTTTAGTGGTAATTACCAAGTCAGATTAACATTCAAAGGGTATAAGTTCAACATATTAAATGAGGTGGCTATGGGTCACCTATTAGCCGCACCACACATGTACTCTCAAAGGTTTAACTTTGGTGCGACACCAGTAACACCACAACAAAGTAATAAATCTACCGAATCACAATCTAAAACTCAAGCGGCTATTGGTTCTAATAATCCAAATAGTAGTGACGCAGTGGTAACTGAATTAGTTACTGAAAGAGGGTATCAAAAAATAGTTGAAGTTTATAGTGAGTATAAAGCCAAAGGTTTAATACCTGCGGATTTACCTGAATTAACATTAGCTCAATTAATGGTTAAGTTAGATAATTTTGAAAAACAAATTATGGACTCTTTCCCTAAAACAGATGTGGAGTCTTTAACTAACATTAGAAATTATAAAGGAATTTTAACACAATACTTCACAAACGTTAGAGGACCTTCAAACAGTTCTTGGTTTGGAACGTATTTAAATCCACAACCACTTATTTTATTTGGTGGTGACAAAGTTTATGCTTTTAAAAATTTAGACCAAGGTGCTAAAGATACTGCGGTTTCTTTATTACAAGGAAATATTAAAAAATATAACGATGCTTTGGCTGCAAATCCTACGGTAGGAACTGCGGGTAAAACACCAATCCCAAATCCAATTAAGTATGAGATGATTCTAAAGGACAACATGTCTGAATCACAAATTGATTGGGTTGCAACTACAACAACTCAAACAGGATTCCCAAATCCTACGAAAGAACAGATTGAAAGAGTGATTTCACAATATGGTGGATTTACTAAAACTATTAACGAGACAATTACTAACGGTAAAAAAAGTTATACTGAAAATAAAGAAAGGTATTTTATTTTTGAAGGCAATGGAAGATTCGATTCAACTATTTCATCTTTAGAAACTCAGGCAAATAAAAAATTATCTGAATACGAATCTAAAATAACTGCTGACTTATTAAAAAAGATTGAAGATAAAGACACAGGTCTTGGATTCAGCCCTACAGTTAGGAATATGATTGCGGTTATTATGGCATCCGCAGAAGCTTTCATTAGATTGTTAGATGATGTACACACCAACGCTTGGAATGTGAAGTACGACCCTGTAAGAAAGAGTGCAATTTTAGATAACCCATCATCGGCACCTAGTAGTGAAACAAGAGACAATGTTGTTTATCGTGAAGGTTCTTTGTTGGGAAATACGGCCGCTGAGAATTCTCAAATTCCTGTTTACCCTTGGCCTCAATATTTTGTTGAAACACCTGACGATAAGAAAGGTAGATTCCAATTAAAATATATTGGAGACCCAACTGAAATTGATAGAACACAAGGTGGTAATTATTCCAAATGGCCTGAGGTAGAATTTGTGGAAGAATATATGAAAGGACTTACTCAAAAATTTCAAAACCCTATCGCACCACAACCATTAGATAACCAAAGAGATACAAACGTTATTAATATAAACGCAATTGAGTTTCCATCGGCAGGTATTGCATATGCCAATAAAGAAGAAGTAAAGTTTTTCTATGAAATATGGGAAAGACAATTTTTAACATCTCACTACTCGGGATTAGTCAGAGCCAATTTAAATCAGATTAATGATTTAATTAAACTTAATATTGAGACGGAGGTTAATAATGTTAAAGACGGTTTAGGGGTTAGTTCACCATATATCACATTTAAATTAAAAAATTACGGATTAAACGCTTCCAACTACCCAACGTTCTTAAATAACATTTCGAATATGGGTACGGGTAGGGCTTACCAAGATTATATTAGGGACTTTTTCGTAACTCCATATATTAAGAGTTTGACTGAAAATTCATTCAGTCTTTTGAAAACTAGTGATATTGGTAAGATACCTCAAGTAACGACATCATCAGACGCTCTTAGAGCTTTAATAACTAACGCATCTAACGAACCGTTAGTTGTTGATACGTTACCATATACCGATGCAACGTGGTGTATTAATAATTTAAACCAAGCCCAAAGTGCTGCAGGTAACCAAGTTTATGATACTAAAAAGAGTTTAACTATTTTTGAACCAAGAAAGATTATTGCTAATTTTAACGATGTAAACAACTATAAATTTAACAGACCTGTTACAGATTTTTCATATTTACAATCAAAAAATCCAAGTATTGTAGCGGCGGCTTTAGGGTCAGGATTGTTTCCAGGGTCAATTCCAGGGTTGTCAACGTTTTATATAACAAGAACACCTGATAATTTTGTTGCAACAGAAGGGTATTGTGACGTGGTTACACCAACAGGGTTCTTAGGACCAAGAACAACCACTTCAATGTTAAACACTCCTTACTTTATCAATGCGATTCAGATTGGGGTAGATAACTTTAAAAAGAAAGAGAACTATCCATACGTTCAAGCTGCTTATTTATTTCTTAATTCATTACCACTTGCAACCTTAAGAGAAAAATATAAGACTCTTTCAAATGACGTTACAAGTGATTTAGATTATATTGCCTCGACATTTAAAAAGTTTGGCGCTATTCATAAAATACCGTACGCTTGGATTTTAAAATACGGTTCTATATGGCACAGATATAAAAAATATAAAGATAGTGGTGTGGACATCCTAACAAATGTTTGGAAAGACTTTAATTACACAACAAACTATAACCCAATAACCAATCAAACAACAACACCGTATACTTTCAAATATGGAGGTGTTGATAGAAATATTGTATTACAAAGCGAAACAACAACTGACGTTAATATGCAAGTTGGATTTTATCCTAAACTGATTAACGATTTTAATATTTTTTATAATGGATATGACTTATATAGTGGATACACAAATACTGAGATTCAAGACAGTGTGAATGGTGGTATGAAAATGTATAACTTTTTAGAGTCAAACATCAATAGTGCCAAACAAGGAGATAAGAACTTAAGATTAAATACTTGGTCAATATTATTACCCGATTTAACTCCTGAAGCGGACGTTGATTGTAATCCTAAAAATAATACAAAGAGTTCTGAGTACTTTGTTGTACCATCTTTTGGAACATTTTTTAACCAAACGGTAGGTTCTTGTTTAACAGGGGCAACAACATCACCTGGCGCTAAAGTACCACTTAGTTCAAATAGTAGTGTGTATAATGGTTCTGTAAGATGTTTATGGTCAGCTCCAAACTACGGATATTTCGATAGTACACAAATTGCGTACCCAAGCCCTGAATCGTATTTAACTTTAATTAATACAGGTAAAACACAAAGTCCCGTTCATTTTTTAAATACCAATGTGTATTCCAAGATTGAAGAAACATTTTCTGTGTTTGAAAAAAGAATATTAGATAACTTTGAACAAGAATTTTTAAATTTCTGTAAACCAATTACTGATAATCAAAATGGTAATGAAACGGTTACTTATGGACAAAGTCCTGTTAACAACACAAGCAACTTTAGAAACTTCCAATCATTATTTAAGACTTTGATGATAGTACCTGCGCAGGCCGAAGGAGTTAGTGAAAAAACTTATTTTGAAAATACAATCGATAAACAATATCAATCATTCCAAACAGGGATTCAATCTTTTATGGAATATGATATCTTATTAAGATACGGAAATCCTTCAAATTATAATAGAAGAATTTTTGATTCTTATATTTCTTTCAATGGACCAGCGGTTGTTACAGACCCAATAACTTTTAACCCATACGTAAAAGGTAGTTTACCAACTAGAGGGGGAGGAGTTACGTTAACTCAATCTAAATTAGCAAACCCAAGGGCGTGGTTCGCTTTAGAAACGGAGGTAGGATTCTCAACAATACCAAATGTTGTATATACTTCAAATGGTTCATACATTACTGATTTCTTTGTAGATAACAATATTGAATTTACTGAACAGAATGTTGTTTTGTTGGCACAAATCATTAAGATGTATGCAACACAAAAAGTTAAACAACCAACAATTACTGTTTCACAATTTAAGAACCAAATAATACAATACCTTGGAGTTGAAACTGAGTTGCAGAATAATTTCTTAAACGGGGTTTTAACGGGGTTAAATAAAGCACTTCCATCACAACAACAAGTACCTCAACAAACAATTCAAAGTTCGATAACGGGAGAGCAAAGTAAGGTTGAAAACTATGAAGTCTTTAAAGCGTTAAACGATAAGTGGATTGCGGGAGGAGACTATACCAACAAAACTTTGTTTGAAGACATAATGTTTTTAGACCGAGCGTCAAGAAATATCGGAGACACAATATTGATTGATATCTTTGACTTAAAAAGTATGTTTAATGAAAAGTCATTGAATCAAGCAATGAGTGTTTACACGTTCATTAGTGGTATTCTTATTAAGAATAACTTTAATGTGATGAACTTACCTGCCTATGTTAATTTTTATAATGTACAAGATGTTGATGGTACAACAATACCAAAAGCAGAAGGTTCATTAGATTTTGCCGACAGTTTATGGGGAACTTATTTAGATGTTGATTACAGAAAATCAGGACCTAAAATGGTTTGTTTTTATGCAGGTAAACCATCTCAATATTTAGACTTACCAAAAGGTAATTTTAAATTTAGAGACGATGCGTTTGAAATGAGAAGAGCATCTGAGAATCCTCTATTGGAAAACCAACAAGGCAAAAAAGATTGGGCGGTTTCTAACAAATGTGTTGGATTTACTGTAGACCTTGGTATTAGAAGTCAAAATGTTTTCTTTTCATTCTCGGTATCTCAGGACAATGGTACTGCAACATCTGAGTCAATTAATACTCAGTTGAACATGGTTGACCAAGCATCAGGTAGACAAACCGCTACACAAAATAATAGTTTATATAACCTATATAAACAAAGAAGTTATAAATGTACGGTTGTATCATTAGGTAACGCTTTAATACAGCCAACAATGTATTTCAACCTTAGACACGTACCAATGTTTAATGGACCGTATATGATTCAGGATGTTCAACATTCAATTCAAGCGGGTAACTTCCAAACAACATTTACGGGTGTTAGACAAGGGGTATTTGATTTACCTGCCATAGACAGTTTCTTACAGAGTATTAACCAAAACCTTATAACTAAATTAGAAGAACTTCTTAAAGTTAATAAGGATAGTGTTACAGTTTCAGGAACTACCAATACGGTTAAGAGTACAACACTACCTCAAAAGGCTGACAATACTCTTGATACACCAAATGCGTGTAAGAGTAATGTACTTAAAACTTTTGCGGATGCTGGATTTGGAGACGGGGTTGCGGCAACCTTAACTGAATTTACACCAAAACAACTTGCCGACGCATTACTTACTGAAATCCCTAACAATAAAGAATTACAAATAATCATATATTGTTTATCGTATATGAGAAGTTTCCAAAAAAGTTCTACAAGTGGATTAGGGGCGTTTAATAGTTGGAATAATAACTTGGCAACCATTTCATTAAATACGGATTGGGGTGGTCTTAACTCTACTTTGGAAAAGAGATACAGTTGTGTTAAATCTAAATCAAACGCATCAACATCACAGTCTTTACCAATAGTTCATTTTACAACTATTGGGAACTACGTGAGATTTATGTCAAATAGATTAAGAGAAAGAGTACCTCAAATATTGGAAATTGGTTTGGCCAAATACTATGTTTGTTATTGGCCAGACTCTAATATATCTTCAGAATATTATGATTCTCACACATCAGAATTTAAACAAACTAAGGATACTTTATATGAAGCAATAAATTCGGCGGTTAAAGTTGGACTATCAAGTCTTGATAACTCAAAAGACTTAAAGGCGACCATTAAAGTAACTGAAATCAAAGGAACAAGTGGAACATCAGGAACAAGTGGAACATCAGGAACTAGCGGTACATCAGGAACAAGTGGAACATCGGCATTAGATTTAACTTGTCCACCACCAGCACTTAAATCATTCACACCAACTGCGGGTTATACAGGTACTATTGTACAAGTTAATGGTAGTAACTTGTCAACGGCTAGCGAGGTTAAAGTTGTAGGAGTTGTGGTACCTAAGAAAGATGTTACTGTGTTTAGTGATAGTATGTTACGTTTCATAGTACCTAAAGTATTCACAGGTGAAGTTAATCTTAATGGAAGAATTGAGGTTAAAACTGACCATGGTTCATTTACAGGGTCTACGTTATTCAATTATAACCCTGCGTTAAATGGTATTGCTAGTCTAACTCCAGGAGGAGCGTTTAGTGAGGATAACACAGGTACTGCCACTCCAACTACAACTGCAACTGTAAATCAAGAGACAGTAAATTCTAATCCGCAAACAACAGGACCGAATCCGTTGGTTGTTGCAACAAATACTAAAAATCCAAATGGAGGTAATGAGTTATTGGTTATTAAAGTTAATACCGACCCTACTTTAGGTGTATGGAAGATAGAACCTGAAGCTAAATATAATTATATTATAAACGTGGTTGAAGTGGGTCCAAATAATACAATAACAACTTCAGAGGTAACTAAAGGTGAATACGAAACTTTAGAAGGGTTTGTTTCTCAAGACGGTCAAACGTTTTCAATTAATAGACAACAATTTATTGATAGTAATTCACAATTTAAGAGAGAAATTAAAGAGAATTCTGGAAAAGAGATTAGAATAGATACTCAAATTAATGTAATGGCGATACCAGCGGACCAAGAAAAGTATCCAAAAAATACTGAGACGTTTTCTAATTTTGAAATTGTAGTACCTAAATCATTATCAAAAACGTTTCCCCCAAAACAATTATCGATAACATTGGCGGATGAAGAACCAACTATACAAGGTAATGGGCCACAATTTTATAATATTAAAAAACCTAATGGGGAATATATTACTTTTAAATTTAACACAGAAGACCCATTTAATTCACAGTGGGTTGGAAGTACAATGTTTGTAAAGAACGGTAGTACGGTACCATTAGCGTCAGGATGTGTTAGTGGTTCAGATACAAGATATACTCAATCATGTACTGTGAGTCAATTAGGAGTTATTAGATTAGTTATTGAATATTACCCTTATGGGTTTACATCACCAATTGGTGGGGAGGTTTTAAAACAGACGGTTATGAGTTCTCCTTTCACTTTATAACATAACAACATATTTATATAGAAAGAATATTATGGACATCAATACAGCAATCAGCAATTATCTTGGGAAAAAAATTAATTATTCTGAAAAAGATAATAACGACGGAACAAAAGAAGTTTGCGACTTAGCAACAGGCCAATGTTATACAGTAAGAGAACGTGACGGTCTTATTGAAAGAAAAGGTAACAGTACTTACGTTAACAGACAAGTTATGGTTGAAACCGATAACGGATTAAAACAATTATTAAACGGATAAAAAATGAGTTTAGATAAAAAAATATTAAGTGAGATAGACAGATACAGAAGTATCAACAAATATATCACAGAACAGGCGGAGGAAATTCCAACAACACCTGAAGAAGATTTAGGGGCTTTAGCTCCACTACCAGGTGATGCAGGAGCAGGAGCTCCACCACCACCATCAGACGCAGCGGCGGTTCCGCCACCAGCACCTGCAGCACCTGTATCAGGTCCATTAGATGTTGAGAATGACCCTGACGTAGAAAAAATTGACGACGAAGGGAATAGTGAAGAGGCAAGTGCTGAAGAAGGTGATTCTGAAGAACTTGATATCACTGAATTAGTAGACTCTCAAAAAAGTATTCAAACAAAACAAGATGAGTATTTTGAAAATTTATTTTCACAATTAAACGACTTACAGTCAAGACTTGGTGAGATGGATAACATCATGACTAAGTTAAACACTCTTGAGAATAAGATTGAGAAATACAGAGAAAAAACTCCACAAGAAAAATTAGAGTTAAGAACATACGACTCATACCCATTCAATCAAAAACTTTCACAGTTTTTTGATGATAAGTCAGAAGAGATGGAAAAGACGGGAAAAAATGATTATGTTTTAACTTCCGACGAGGTACAAGACATCAACGTTAACGACATCAAGAACTCTTTCCAACCTGGAGGGGGGGAAGATAAAGAAAGTTACAAAACTTCATTTAGATAATAACGAAGGTGTCGAAAGACACCTTTTTTTATTTGACTATATCATATTTTCACCTATCTTTATAAAACAATTTAATCATTTTAATTTTAAAAACATGAGTTCATTAGACGCCGTATTGGCACAGTACGAAAAATCACAAAGTTCATCGGGCGGGGCCCAAAGCAAGATGTCGCAAGACGAAAGAATGAAAAAGTATTTCGCTTTAATCC